CATACCTCCAGCTGATTCACCCATGGCCATCAGCTCTTCATCTTCATATTCACGGGGTTCTTCTGGCTCGCCAGTGGTTGGCAAGAAATCACGATAGGAAACGGGTGGGTCTAATTTCACTCCGGCGCTCATGGCCGTCACATTCCAGTTAGCGGCGCACAACACGGCAAAGCGCCAGTTATCCATCTCTCTGGTAAAGCCATGCTGTGCAAAATGCTCTTGCCATTCCACTACGGCTTCACCACTGATTGATGCCAACATAGTACGCCAGCATACTTGCCCGAACTCACGGGCAAGATCCATGGCAAATTCCCTTTCAGCCCGAATTAACCTTTTGGGTCAGCTGGCTCCGATTCTTTCTCTGAATCAGCCGGCTCTTCAGTTTCTTCTTCTGGCTCTGGCAATGGAATACCTGAGAACTTGGCGATCTCATCATGCAGCTCTTTCACCTGATCTGGCATCATAGATGACATGATGTATTGGTGACGTTCTTCCAGATCATCAATGTCAAACTTGGTGCCATACGCCACAAGGCGAGATTGCCCCATGAAGCTCAAACGCTCCCACTTTTTAGCCACAACTGACATAGCTTCATAGAATTTATTCAGCTCTTTATCTGAAGCATCTTCAGCAGGCTTGTCTGGTGTTTCCGGTTTAGGCAAGTCAGAGCAATAATCTAAAAAGTCATAACGCTCTAAACCTGACAACTGTGTGATCGTGATGGTTTCATCACAAAACGGGACATTCTTAGTTTTTAAAAACGACTTCATCTAATTACGCTCCTTGCTGAGCAGGTTGAGCTTGCTCAACAATCAGTTCTTCCGCCGTTTTCGGTTTACCGACAGATTTGATCTTAATGCTTCGAGTCATTTTCTCTTTGATGGCCACAGCCTTACCCAGAGAATTGATATAGCCATACCAAACATCGACTGCGCCGTTTGGATACTTCGCTCGGTAATACGTCACTACGTCATTGTTAACGTCATTGACCAGTTTTTGCTGTCCTGATTCGCCAGGCATCCACGCAAGAGTGGCAGTCACTTCACCTGCTGATTTAGTGCCCGGAGAAGTTTTCGACCAATCCGCATCAACGTCATCAAGGTAATCGTCTTCTTCATCTTCAACCGTGATTTCACCTGGTTGCAGTTCACGAACTTTCGCCAGCTGGTCCCACTTAGTATCTTCGATGTAATCAGCAACCACGGTTACTTCTTGATCGTCTTTAAGGCGCCAGAACGTAGTACCTGCGCCCTTGGTTGGTGTTTGGTCTGGAGTTGGTGCTGTCATGATTAAACCTCTTCGGTGTATTCAATAGTAAATGCCAAATCAAACATTCCCCATGGCTGCTCATCGTCTCTGGAGTAATCAAAACCACGACGGTTGCAGAGGGTGATAAGGCCATTTGCGGAGTAATGTTTACCAACAACTGAAAGCACCTTTTGTCCAAAGGCATCCAGTTCTGGATCGGTGTGGTTATCCGCTACCAAATAAATGCGGATAGTGAGTACGGCTTGCCAGGTGATTTCTTCAAAGTCTTCATCAACTGGCTGACCATCATTAATGGCAACGGCTACGGCAGGAATATCACCTTCGTACCCCTCCATTTCAGGCACTTCGATAAAAGCAGGAAGCCCATTAAAAAAAGTGGCGACCATTGGGTCGCCAGAATCCGTTACCATGCCGACTTTTAAGTCGCTGATAACTTGCTCTCGAATACGGTTATTAATTTCCACGCCCTACCTCTCTGCGAATAACCAGCCTCACCTGCTGCTGCATGGCGCTGACCAACTCTTTTGGCATATCGGTTTTGATTAGTGATTGGCTGTGTTTTTCAAAAGCCCGAGTGATTTCATTCACGATAGGCACTTTGCACACTTTAATCGGATAACGTGCATCACTGGTTCGCTGCATAATGTGCCAGCGGCCATTCTTGAGCTTTTGCAGGAAAGCATTTTCGAACTTATGACGGCCCACCACGATAGCGGTGTTGCCTGAATGCTCTCTTTGAGTGAATCGACCATTTGAACCGCGCTGAGAAGAGCTAACCAGCATCTTCCCTTTCTTGCGGCGCACTTGCGTTCTCGCGGTATCAATTGATATTGCAGGAACATCAAAACGACGAACGCGAACATAAGCCACTGGCATTTTGCCACTGGCTTTCTTTAATGTTGCTCGAGGACGGATGACTTTCTGTTTGATACGAACCGCCTTGGCGGTATCTTTAACTGACCGAGAGATGGCACGGGTGGCGACGCGGTTAATCGCCATTGCGCTGGCTTTCGGTACAGCACTTTTTTGCAGAGCAGACAGGTTATTAACCGCCTGCACCAACTCTCGGTCAAGGTTACTCATAAAATCACCAGGATATTCCCACCCTCAGGATAAGGACCACTTGTCACTGTTAGTTTTCTTCCAGTGCCAACAAACTCGATCTTGTCGCCCTTTCGCGGCCTTACGCCATCGGATGATTTAAACGATAATTTCCGAACCAAGCCTGCCATCGCATCGAACTCATTCGGAGATTCGTCATAGATGGCTGAGACAGGTTCGCTGTCATTGACTTTGACCTGAACACCAAAGGCTGACCAAATGGTCTCGTCAACCTCTGCCATTGCCCGGTCAAATTCGTTATCAAACGCTGTCATCCTCATACGCCCCTAAATTTTCGGCAACGATCGAACGCGCTCGCTCTTCAGGGATCGTGTAAGTCTTTCCGCCCTGCAGTACCTGCTTCTTATCGCCTAAGGTGATTTCAATATTTACACCTTTGTTGATTTTGATTTGGCGCGTTTCACCTGCGGGTTTTGCTTGCGTTTCCGCTTGCTGTGGTTCTGACTTTTGAGCTTGCTGGTCTTGCTCTTGCGTTGTTTCAGTAGATGACTGACTCGAGGTATTTTCATCATCTTCATCAGGCAGTAGCGACTCCAATCGAGCGATTTCTTTTTCGAGCTCTGTATTGGTTTGTTCACGGTTGGCTTTGACATAATCCACCCCAGCCTTATCCAATTCAGCTTCTAAAGCATCCAGCTGAGCATTGATTTCGGTTTTATTCACTTTTGTATCTCCATGGTGATTGCGACCGTGGTCGCAATCACTATTAGGCTATGAATTAAATGCGTGCGTAACACACATCATCAGCGTCCAAAAGAACAGGAACCGGAGCTGATTGCGTTTGCAGCCATTCAACACTTGGATTATCTGTAAACCAGTTTGACGGATAACGAGTGGCTTCAACGATACCTTGAGCGTTTGCTTTCACGTCCTGAATAGCGCCATAAGCAAAGTACAACTCAAGATCTTCATTAGTGACCACGACACCATTTGCATCAATGTAAAGCTCATCTGTGCCAGCATCATTTTCATAGGCGCCTGTATAGACGTAGATTTCAAACTCGCCAACAGAAGCAACCCATTTGAAGTTGGCGTTATTTAATCCGCCAGACTCACCTTTTGAAGATGAACCTCGACGGGTGTCCATCAAGTCTTTAACACACTTGAATGAACGGAACTCTCGCCAAGCTTCTTTACCCATCACAACGAAATCAGCGACAACATTACAACGTGCTGCCCAATCTTCGAGGTCTTTAAGAGGTTTTTCACTGGTTGTCTTGTCTAACTGGCTCCAACGATCGGCACCTGAAAGAGTGACATTGTTTTCTGGGCTTCGGCCATAGTCGATATGAATAGACTCAAAGCTCTCACCTTCCAGTGTGACACCACCCGTTTTGAGCACTTCACACAACATCCACTCTTCGCGACGATCAATACTTTCATATTGCTCATTCAAAATATCAGCTCGAATAGCATTCAAACGCTGGGCTGGCGAAAGCTCACCCATCAATGCTTCACCAGGCTGACGTTTGAGTAAGCGGCTAGACGACACAACATCAGTCGGCTTCACATAAGCGGGCTCGACCGATGTCATTAAACCGCCTTTTTGCTTTTGTGGTTTACCTGACATCATTGGCGAGACAAGTGGTGCCAGCTTGCGGCCTTTCTTGATCTTGTCAAAAGCAATGGATGTGGTTTGGAACGTAATCTCGCCTTTAACCAGTCGCTTGCGAAGCGCTGGGATGTATTGAGGCGGCATTTGCTGCTTGAGTGCAATCAGCACTGCAGTAGTTAAAGCTGTTAATTTCATGGATACTCCAGAAACGAAAAAAGAGCCGATAAGGCTCTTTTATTGAAATGAAAGGTAATGAATTAGGTTGGCGATTGTGTGCTAATCGGTGTGCCGGCGAACAAGCCAGATTTTAGTTCATCAGTCATGCCTGCTGGGTAAGCTACCACTGCAGGATCAATCGTGATGGCTTTGATTGCCGTGTGTTTTTTCGCACCTGTTGTTGCATCTACTGCAAACGAGGAAAGGAACTGCGCCTTCTTCGTTGAATCAACAGCAGCTTTGTAGTGACCGCTGGTTTCATCGTGTACTAGTGGCGTGTACTGAGCCACATCTTCACCAGATGCGATAGTGATCGTCACATGCTCAATATGAGTGTCGCCAGTAATCACTTCGCCGTAATCTAGGTTTTCGATTGTCATTATTTCGCTCCCGTAGCTGCTTTAAAGTCAGCCAGAATCGCTGAGGCTTGAGCATCAA